GCATTTCGCCTTCATAATCAATTGTTATGTCGCGTTCTGCAGAAGGCTGTCCTTTACTAACTGCATCAGGCACTGCAGGTGACGGTTCAGGCTTTGCCGTAGCCGGTACATATTGTTCTAACTCTGTAAAAAGTTGTGCGTCTGCTTCCGTCGTTGGTGTTGCTTCAATGTCTAGTGCTTCATTTACTGCAACTTTGCCCGGCTTTGTTGTGCTATGCAGAGACTGAAACTCGTATGTGACAGGTATTGCTGCACCCTCTGACATATTATATGTTACTTTTGCAGACTTCTGGGCGTTGTCTTGATTAATGGCGTTAATACTAGTGATAGTAGGAATGTCTAAATCTTTTGCTGCAAGATTATAAAACATGGCGCGACGAATTGCAATACCTTTTGTTGGGCGTTCTCCTTTTCTTTTAGGATCGTAAGCACCAATTGCATCTAGGGATTGCTTTATGGCTGTTTCGTAATTTCCAGATTTAAGTGCGTTGAAATACTTCGGGGCTTTTTTGTTTAAGCTACCCATATTAAATTGTATATCCAAAGAATTAAACTTCATAGAAAGAGGAAGATTGTCCCAATCAATTCCCATTCTAATAAGTTCATCTATATTTTTTTGTGCAACAGCCTTTGCAAGACCTTTAGGATTACCTTCATAGTCTTCTTCTTTAACGCCTAACAAATCTTTAACGCCATACTCTCGTGTTGCCATACCCGTAACGGTATCACCACCACCAGCACCTTCGCTAGTCTCAAGAGTATTTAGATATGCATCTAAGAACTGGTCGTTATCCATCTAGTTCACTCACTTCATCTCTAAGACGTTGCACCTTACGCAACGCAGTGATAGAACCCTGCGCACGTGAAATGTCTGTAATGTCATTCGACTGCTCTAATGTTTTACGATGCGTGTCGATTAACGCATCAATGTAACTACTGAAGTGATTCCATTGGCGGTTGTTGCCCACCAACGGCTTCAGCTTGCTGTACATTTCCTTGTCCACCATTCCCACTAAATCCTTGTTCACCCGGCACTGGTACCTGTCCGGTACCCATTGTTCCACCACCTGCACCAGTTGGGTCCATTACATCCGCACCTGCTGGCGCACCTTGGCCTTCAGGTAGCGGGGCTTGGAACTGCTTCATAATCTCTGCTTGCAGTGCAGCTTCATTCATATTATTTACAACCTTATCGGGGTCAAGGTCCATAGACTTTGCAATCTCTGTGATTACGTATTGGAATTTAGCAAACGGGGCAAGTGCAGGGTTGCTTGCAATCTGCAAGAATTGCATGAGCCTCTGACTACGTATCTCGTTAGCCATTAGACTTTCTGTGCCACGTGCCTTTACTTCTAGGTCGCCTTTGATGTTTGAATCAAAATCAAACTGCATATTAAATCGGAAGAGACCTTCACCAAGAGGACGTAGCAAATAATCATCTACGTTTTTAATAACACTCTTGATGGAGCCTTGTGCTGCACCCATGAGCATAGATATACCAGACGCTGTTCGTCCTACACCAGACACACCTGTCTGTCCATGTGCAAAGGATGGAAAGCCGGTGCTTTCATCTGCTAGGACACGAGCCTTGTCAAACATCATCATGTTCTCTTGTGATACGTTTGGATACTTGGTGCCAAAGATAGCCTGACCCGGTGCGCCACCCTGACGACGGAATACCTTGCCAGGATATAATGTCAAGTCTTGCCCCGGCACTAGATTAGTTTCGTCAACCTCAACCAACAAGTTACCCGACAGAACAGCATTGTCCACAGCCATACGCATGAAACCATTCATAAGTGTCTGGGTATCATCCATATTCTCTGCAATGCCTACCCCAAAGAATGAGTAAGGATTGAGTTCATACGGTGCAGCCATGTATGGTATTTTACTAGGCTTAAACGGATTTAGCACAAGACGGATCAACCTGCCATTACAAATCCACGCATTAGCTTGGAGTTCGTCAAAGTCTTGCAGTTCATCTGGAATATCAACATCTTGCTCAAGAAGCATGTCAACATCCATCATACCCCAGTATTCAAGAACCTCAAAACGATCTACGCCATGCTCTGGTGCATAGTCAGTAAGATCATCTTCCCAATACATTTTTTCGTAGTTTTCACCAAGCGAGATAACTTCGTCAAGCACTGACGCACGGAAGTATGGTCTGCGCTTGAGAGAACGTAGTTGTGTACGTGACATCTTATGTCGTTCAATTACGTACTGTGCCTCGTCCATATTATTAGCATCTGGGTCTGGGTAAAAATTCCAGACCGATACATGTGATACCTGCGGAACCGTTTTGAAAACAGGATCATACTCACCGTTGTCATCCCAATTAGGATACTCTTTGTCAACAGCGAATGGACCTTTCATCACACCCGTACCAAACAAGGCCATCTCAAAAGCTGTACTACGCAGATACTTATTTGCACTTGACTCTTCTAGCTGGTCATGTATCTTCTTCTGCATCTTTTTAGCAGCAACCATTGCAGGACTAAATGTAATGGCGGTAGGAGTTGCCCCCGGACCTTCTTTAAGTTTATCCATCACAGGGTCTAGCTTTTCCTGCAGTGGACCCAGCTTATCCATCAAAGTTTTTTCCGTAGCACCGGCAGGTAATTCCATGCCGTCACCGGCAAAACCATAAGGGTTCTGTAGGTCGTCTATGCCTATAGGCTGCTCTGGTGCCTGTGGATCAAAGTGTGCGCTATCTACTACACCTTCAGGAAGTTCCGTAGGTTCGATAGAAAGCGGAAAGCGATTGTTGGCAAAGAGTACATCGGTAATCTGTCCGTATGCTGCCAGTGTTTTTGTTTTGGTAATTTTAATGAATACACGTGACTTCTCCGTTTCTGTAAACTGCACATCAGGCCCATACAATCCGCGATAGTTTCTATATGCACGAAGCCACCTTTCCTCATCCTGATACCTATAATCTTCAGCTTTACGAAATCGTTCAGTGACAAACCCGATTATAGAAGATATACCCACATCTTCTTCAACACTATCTTCGGTGTCCTCTAACGCAATTGCGTCATCTTCAATCATAATTTCATCTTCAGCCATTTTAATTTCCTTAATATCCGAATGTTGAATCCGCTACCGGCATACCCGTCGATGGTCTTCCCATCGGGTCGTAGTCAAAAACAGAGAACCTGGGTCTGGACATAATACCGTACCGGAGGGCATCATACAAATGGTCTTCAGAGTGCGTATCAATGTCTTCTGGATTCTTCTTGTCCAACGGAAGTGCTGGTAGTTGGGATATAATGTTTGTGCAATTATTAAAGAACACAAGTCTTGGTTCCTCCGTATACTCATCTACCTGTAGTCGCCTATGTATTTCGTTCTTACCAGCTACTCGACTTCCTCTACTTCTGTCTGATGGTCGCCAACGGCATCCCTTCATAATCATTTGTTCTGCCAAGCTAGGACCAATATCCCCACGCTTATGCCAAAGAGAACTATCAAGAACGCCATACTTGATGTTGCCATCCCCAGCTTCCAACTCAAGAATTTGGTCTGCCAAATCCGTCGCCAGAACTTTAGAAACGTAATGCTCCCGATATACAATAAGTTGTTCAGCAGGACTAACAGCAAACCAAACAACCCCGCTGTATGAACCATAGCCATAATCACAAGCCCTAAACTTAACCCAATTATTAGGAATGGGGAAAGGATCAACCACATGCACATTACGGTCAAACTCCGTAAAGGCTGCACCCTCTTTAATATCCCAATCACCCTCTAGGAGTTGCCTACGCTGTTGCTCTGGCATGGATAGAAGCATTGCTTCGTAGTCACCCGACTCTGCCAAGTAAGGATTGTCGAATAGTCTTGCTGGGATAAACCGCCTTTTAAATAGAGATTTACCAGCTTTTGCATGTCCTGCGGGATACCGTAAGACTTCTCCGGTTTCAGAATCTGTCGCATCGAAAGACCTATTGTACGGTGCAGGGTCGATGAACATCTTCTTGACCCATTGATGGCCCCGTCCTCCGGGGTTAGTCGTAGCCCTCATGTAGATAGGCAAGTCTGGTGCAGTGGACCGTAAACGTGACCGCATGTAATTCCATGCATATGGTGTGGACCACTGGGTCAATTCGTCAAACCCTATCCAGCTAAATGCCAGACCCTGATAACGCAAGACATCATCATCTCTATCCAGATATGACATCCACAACCTTGCGCCAGATGGTGCAGTCCACTGCATCTTACGTTCTGACCACTTAATACCGGGCCAGATTTTTGGGTACAACTCCTGCGATTTGAATATAAGTTCTCGCAGTTCTTCTGTTGTATGCCGAAGCAACAGCCCACTAAACTGTGGATGCCCCATGTAACGAAGTGGGTCTGCAAGCATGGCGTAGCTTTTACCACCCCCTGCACTTCCACCATATAACACTTCTCGTTCTGCGGCAGCTAGAAACTCTGTCTGTGGGCCAGCGTTAGGCTTAAACAATACATTGGCATGTTCTTCAATAGCCTCTGTTTCATATGAAACATCTTGTATTTCAACCGTTGGCTTTGGAGCCGGTTCTTTTTTCTTCAAGGGCTTTCGCTTTGGCGATTGCCGTTTCCGCATATTCTGCCCACTTGCGGAGGCTTCTAGCTTGGTTCTTACGTTGTTTTTCATTACCTAACCGTTTTCTCAATCCCACATGTGAAATGTATCTGTTAGTATTTGCACTTAACCAGTTCGCTACTTCACGGTACGAATATTGATTTACGTGCTTTCTTGCTTTTTCTAGCAAGTCTAATTCAGTTGGTATTGGGTCAAGAAGGTCGGGGTCTTCTTCATTTAACTTATATCCAAATGGTACAGTCCTTGCAATGCGAGGTATCTGCACCCATTCGTTTTCTTCTTTAATATCGGTTGGCTGTGGCAGTTTCCACTTGCCTATGCTTCTACTCATTTTTTATTTTTACGATTATCTACGCTTGAGAGAACCATGCCACCTTTACGAAAATCTTGTGAGCCTCTATTTGATTTTGTGACTGAACCGCCTTTGTTTTTATTAATAGTATCAAACTTAAAGTTTACACTAGACTCATCTTTTTTTGTATTGTTACGTTTTGGTTTTGGTGTAGGACGAGATGTTGTTGCGTTTCTTTTTGTTTTACGTCCTTTTGGTGGAGGTGTTGGGGTAGTTACTTTTTTCTTTGGTTTAACACTACTTCCTTCGCCAGATGATCCCTTAGTTTCTGTATCAGCAACTGCTGATCCTGAAGGCACTCTGTCGGCATCCTTAGACACAGAAGAAATGCCAAGCATGTCGTGAACAAAGTCAACGATGCCATAGGTGGCAGCACCAGCAGCAGCGGCAGTACCAACACGGCGATTAGTATTTCTTCGTTTATTCCGCATGTACTGTTGCGATTCATCTAGGATTGCTCCTTTTACCTGATTGTCTGACATGCCTTTAAGAATATCTTTATCCATTCCTAGCTTAGACATAAGAGTATTAATTTGTCTACCAGTAGCTTGCGCCAAAAAGTCTGCCAGCTTCATACCTGCTTTTAGTTTACTCATTAGTCATCCTCCTCAACAATAGCTTTAGGTGGCATAAGCATAACACCACCACTTGCTTCTACTTGCATTTTTTCTGTCTTTACCAGACCTACACGGTCAAGCAATTCCTTGGCTGCAACCATCTTGTCACGAATGCCAAGTTCAGTTGGGTCGTACAACGCACCTGTCATCGCCATCGCAGCCTTCGGCGCATTACGTGCCATGTACATTTGAGTCGCCTCAAGTATCTCTTCTTTAAGACCCTTAACAATCTCAGCAGTACCAGAAGTGTCAGCATATCCTGCCATCTTTTTTGCTAGAACCATATCACCGCCAGCTTCGTCAAAAAGCACGGCAAGGAACTTCTGTTGTTTTTCTGTTAACTGTCTAGCCATTAAAACTCACCATGATGCATAGCATGTGCTAATTTCGTTGCCCTTGATTTTACCTGATTTGCCCACCTGCTGTCAAGCATTTCTTTTGCCGCTACGTCAAATTTATTTTCATGTACAGCAGCCCACATTTTTTTGAACTTACAAAGGCGCGGAACTCCAAGATTAAATGCCATGTCCGTGAGTACAAGTTGACGTACAGCGTCTAACTCCTCTACGCAAGGGTGCGCACGAACAAGTTCCTCTTCGACTATCTGTACGTCATTCTTTGCGAGGTACATAGCATCAGCTTCAGTAATACCGTATTCATAGACTGCATCCATGCTAGGAATGTCCATCCAGTCTAGTTCTTCCTTTGTGATACCACGGTCCTCTAGGTTGCGTCCGATACCAATCGTATCAATACCAAGCGTATCTTTGTACACTTGAAGGCGCAGACCTTCGTGTGCTATAAGTTTGTTTACAAAGTTCTCAGAATTATATTTCATTTCTCATGTCCCATCCATACCGCAAATGCACCTGTCATTGCCCCCGTGACTACACTCACTAGAGCCGCTTGTTCTGGAGTTGGGGAAGGTAGCGTCATAAACCACTCCACTACCCGCCAAGCGGATATTGACATCATAAGCATCATCAAGCGGGGCAGTATCTTCCACTTGAGTAGTCTTTCCATCGTTACTTCTGCCACGATTAATCCTCGCTTGTTCTTCGGTAGTTCTGCCGTGCATATTCCACATCACTGATGGGACTACCCTTTTCCAAATAGCCTAGTAGCACTGCGAACACCAAAGCTGGCAGCAACGATAACACCAAGGCTATACTGATACCATGAAGGCATTGCTTGGAGTTGTGCAAATCCATTTGCCACTACTTCTTCCATACCCGGAATGAACGCAAGAATGAGAGGTATACTGAACAAAATAGTAAGCCACTCGTCTTTCCACGAAGACTTACTTCCTTTAGCCATTTCCAAATCCCAGTCAAGTTCGCCAGTAGCTTTCTTTTCCATGATTGTAGCTTCAGCTTTAGCCCGTGCAACTTT